AACGTGGCCGACGTGGACGGACCACCGGCCGGAAAGCCGGTGACGGCCAACAGCGAATGAATGTCCAGCGCCAGTAACGCCGCGGTCTTGGTGGCGTCCAACACGGACATGTCCACCGCGATGGTGTCCAGCAACCACGCCGGTTCGCTGTTGCGGACCATCAGTAGTTGCGCCAGCGCGTTGGCGTCCGCGGCCGCGGCTAGCTCGGTGGTGATGGAGTAGGCCGTGCGGCCGTAGCTGTTGATGGACGGTTGTGACGTGGCGGTGACCACCGGCCGTTGGCCACCGGCCACGTCGGCGCCGTAGGTGACGGCCACGTCATTGACCAACCCGGAACGGGACTTGGACCACCGTGGCGACATCAACACGTCACACGCGTCCAGGGTCAGACCAATCGGGACGCCGTGACGGTGCGCGGCGTCGGCGTACCCGATGCGGCCGTCTTTGGTTTCCCACACCACGCCCACGGCATCGTTGGCCACGTCTTGCATGACCGCTAGCGCGGCCTGGCGGTCCACGTCCCGGGCCAACACCTGAACGGTGCCCGGATCCACCTGGCCGACCATCCCGCCCGGTAGCGCGGCCAGCACGCGGCCAACCCTGGCGCCGTCAAGCTCTTGTGGCCACGGCACGTCACCGACGTATCGGCGCCCGGCGTCGGACAGCGGCCCGGCCGCCATGATGCGCGCCACCGGCGCGGTGTGTGTGTCCCCGGTGGACGGGTCATAGCGCAACGCCCATTCCACGGCCATGTCGGTAACCCACCCGACGAACCGCACCGAATAGCCGGGCACCATGTTGGCCACCTGGACGTAGGCGCCGATTTCCACGCCGTCCACCATGCCTAGCGGCAGGGTGATGCTCGCCGTGGATGCTTCCGGTTGCGCGCCCGGGTCGGATCGGCCGTGGTTGATGGACACGTCTGCGATGTCGCATGACGCTTCCACCGTGACGCCACCAACCGGCACGATGTAGACCAACGTTTGGTAGACGGTCACAACGCACGCCCGGCAATCATGCCCGCGCGGATCGGCGCCATACCGACCCGGACGTCATGGCCGGACAGGATGGCGCGAATTTGGCGCGCCACGGCTTCCGGGTCCAGCGCGCCATTGACGTTGATGTTGGTGGCCCCGCGACCCGTGGACGTGCCACCACGGGCCGCGGGTGCATGTCCGACGCCGCGCAACGTTGCCGTGGCGCCGGTAGCCACCGCACCACCGCCACCGGGTGTCACGCTGAACGGGTTCAGGTCGGGAACCTTGGGGATCGGGATGGACTTGACCGCGCTAGTGATGGCCGAGACACCGGCCCGGATCTTGGCAAAGATCCCGGAGATAACCGCCCACGCGGCGTCAATCGGCGCGGTGATGATCCCCTTGAGTACGTCCCACCCGCTACGGAACCAACCGATAACGGCTTGAGCTCCCGCGGTGATGGCGTCCCAATGCTTGGCCACGGCCAACACGGCTAGACCGATGGGGCCGGTGATGATGGCCAACAGCAACGGCCAATGCCCGCTGATCCAATCCCATGCGAATTGGGCGGCCGTCTTCACCGCACGAAACGCGCCGTCCACGATGTTGCGGAAGGTTTCGGAATGTTTGTACGCCAGGATGATGGCGCCGACCAACAGCGCCACCACGGTAATGACGATGCCGATGGGATTGTCTTTGAGCGTTGCGTTCAGCACCTTTTGAGCGATGGACCACACGGTGGTGGCCGCGGACGCAATGGCTTGCATGGCGGCCCACACCTTGGTAACCGCGTTCACCGTGATGACGATGGCGGCCAGCGCACCCACCACACCCAACAGGATGGTGAGCGCACCGGAATTGTCTTGAGCCACCTTGGCTAGTCCGGCCATTTGCCCGGCCAGCGATGTGACCACCGGCAACAGCGCGGCCCCGATTCCTTCCTTGGTTTCGGCCAGGTTGTTGGCAAAGATTTTGTATTGCCCGGCCGCCGTATCGGCCGCGGCCGCCGCGGATCCACCAACCTTTGATGCGAGCTCATCCGACACCGCGGCCATGTCACCGGACGCCAACACCGCGGCATCCATGCCGGGCACTAGCCGACCGATGGCCGTTGTCTGCCCGGCGTAACCCTTGGCCAATGCCTTGGACACGGCGTCAACGTCTTTGCCGGTGGCCGCGCTGATGTCCAGCGCCAGCGCCATCCCCTCTTGAGCTTTGCCGACGTCACCGGTGGCGCGCACAAGGTTGCCTAGCGCCGGGCGTAGTTGGTCATCGGCAACGCCGGTGGCCTGCGCGGTCTTGGTGATCCAATCTTCGGTGGACGCCACCGCGGCGTCGGACGCACCCGCGGACTTTTTCAGCGCGTTGGCTAGAACGGCCTGCTGTTGCGCGTCATCGGCCGCGGCCTTGACGCCACCGATAACAACGGCCGTGACACCGGCCAACGCCACGGTGGCACCGGCCGCGGCCTTGGACAGACCACCGGACCATTTGGACGTGGACTTTTCCGCATCGGCCAACCCGGCTTTGGCTTGTGCGGCGTCGGCCAGGATCTTGATGGCCAGTACGGCGCTAGCCACGGCGCCGCGCCTTTGCCATCAGCTTGGCGTTGACGTCCAACACGTCCACGGCCGTCATCACCACGGCCGGGTCTTCGTCCCACCATGCTGATGGGGCGGTGTTGGTAGCCACGGCAAGTTCCACGATTAGGCGGGTCCAAGTCCCGCGTCGGTAGGGACCACCGGTGACGTGTCCAGGTCATCCACAAACACGATGCGTTCCATGACGGTGGCCGGGTCGCCGTCAACGTCCCCCTGGCGCACCAACGCGGCCGCGGTGACGAATGACTGAACTAGGAATGGTGCGTCCGTAGCTTTGGGCCATCCGTAGCGTGGCCGGGTGAGATCCCAACGCCGATAGTCACGCTGATCCACGGTGGCTTCGAACACCTGGCCGTCATCCATGGTGACTTTGGCGTGTACGCGTTGCGGTGTGTCCGGCACGTTAGACACCACCCTTTCTAGGTCTTGGCCTTGGTTGTCACTTGGGTGTCAATCAACCGTTGGACGTCGGATTCATAGATGCCCACCCACACCGGTTGTGTCTCGGTTCCGGCTTCCACAAGGAACGGTTGCGCCGCGATGTTGTGGCCGGGCCATCCCCAATGGATCGGGCCGCCGTAGACAACGGCGCGGCCGCCCACCCGCACGATGGCCGCGGCCGCGGTGCCGGTGCCACGGATGGATGCGGACAACGCGCCGGTAAGCCGTGGCGCATCCCGTTGGGCCACCGGCGTGACCATGGCGGAAATCTTGGCGTGGGTGGCCTTGAGATCCGCCAACCCGTCTTCCACACCCTTGAGCGCGCGGCGTAGCTCCCGGCCACCTTCGACCTCGACAACCGGGCCGCGCGTCATGCGTCGGCCGGTTCCCGGTCATCGTCGGCCGCGGCCAGGTGGTCGGACTCGGCGTTTTCCTCAACCGACATACCCGCGGGGATGGCGGACGCCCACGTAACCGTTGGCGTGCCGACGATGGACCATTCGACGTCGGCCGTCATCACGTCACCGAATTCGCCATCCGACGTACCAATGGCCATCGGGTCAATGACCACGTTGCCCGCAACCTTGTGCGCGGTGGCGCCGGTCTGTGGCACGAATTCGAACACCACGGCTTTACCGGCGTTGGTCCACGTGTACGCCGACAGTCCGGCCGTGATGAGATCCTGTAGCACCGTCCCGGCCAGGGTGTAGTTGTACTTGATGGACCCGGGCACGCTGTCACCACATAGAACGGTGAGCGCGTCCCCCTCATCCTTTTCCACGTTGACGGCCATGGACTGGACCTGACAGGAAAAGTCCGTGGGGACGGTGCCTAGCTTGAGGGTTCCGGGGCCGAACCGAACGGCCTTGACTGTCATGTCATCTCCATTGTGAATCGGACTACGGGCACGGTCTGTTGTCCGGCTTCCATCGGCATCCGCCACGGTTCCCACCGCGTCACCTTGCCGATGGTCACCAATGCGGCCACCACGTCTTCCATCACCGTGTCCGCGGCATCCACGGTGGATCCGGCGTTGCCGTTGGGCACGATGACGAACACGAACCATTCGGAACGGTTGGCGCACCAATTCAGCGGCGCCGACGATGACCACGCGGGCCACGCGGCGTTGGCCGTTGGCGTGTCCGGCATCGTCGGGTACACCGCGAGCTCGGCCACCGTCTTGAGCGCATCCACGATGGCCGCGCGGTCTGTGGCGTTGGTCATGCGATCACCGGACTAACGTGCGGCGATTCCAACCGGTCAACTTCGGCATCCCACCGAACCAACCGGCTAGCGCCGTACTCACTGTCCAGACCGATCAATCCCAACGGCACACCGCGCGCGGCCACGTGGCGCGCAACCCGACGCATGAACGA